ATTGGCATCCACATCTGTTGCAGTAACAGTGTATACGGCAGTTGATGTACTACTGTTTTCATAAACACTCGCTGTTGCAGCAGAAGTAATGACAGGTGATTCATTCACGTTTAACACGGTAATCGCAACACTCTTTTCCGCATACAATGCACCATCGGAAGCACGAACTACAATATTATATACATTATTTGCATCACTGTCTGTAGGTACTTCGAAATTTGGAGAAGATTTGAATGTTACAATACCACTTGCTGAACCAATGTCAAATAATGCAGCATCTGCACCACCAGAAATGGAGTAAGTAAACGTGGTATTTGCATCTACATCTGTAGCAGTTACAGTATATACGGTAGTGGATATGCTAATATTTTCGGAAACACTCGCTGTTGCACCAGAGGTAATGACTGGGGTTTCATTTACGTTGGTTACTGTAATCGCAACACTCTTTTCCGCATACAATGCACCATCGGAAGCACGAACTACAATATTATATACATTATTTGCATCACTGTCTGTAGGTACTTCAAAATTTGGAGAAGATTTGAATGTTACAATACCACTTGCTGAACCAATATCAAATAATGCAGCATCTGCACCACCAGAAATAGAGTAAATAAATGTAGTATTGGCATCCACATCTGTTGCAGTTACAGTGTATACGGTAGTGGCTATGCTAATATTTTCGGAAACACTCGCTGTTGCACCAGAGGTAATAGAAGGCGCTTCATTCACATTTGTTACTGTAATCGCAACCTCTCTAGTCACAGATGATGTTCCATTTGAAACCTCTACCACGATATTATATACATTATTCGCGCCACTGTCAGCAGGTGCTTCATAATTTGGCGGAATCTTAAAAGTAATGTTTCCTAATACATCGATACTACATAATGAGGCATCTACACCACCAGAAATGGAATAAGTCAACGTTGTATTCGCATTAGGGTCGGTGGCAATTACTGTATACACGGGTGAAGTTGTATTTTCACTTGTACTCGCTGTTGCACCAGAGGTAATAGATGGTGGTTCACTCACATTGGTTACAGTAATCGCAACCGCTTTAGTGACAGACACTACTCCGTCGAAAACGCTTACTATAATGTCGTATACGTTATTAGCACCACTATCCATAGGTGCTTCAAAATCTGGCGGCGTATTGAAAGTCACCACCCCAGTAGAAGAATTAATACTACATAATGAAGCATCTGCACCTCCTGAAATAGAGTAAGTAAATGTGGTATTTGCATCTACATCTGTAGCAGTTACGGTATATGCAGTTGAACTATTCTCAGAAACACTGTTTGTTCCACCAGAAGAGATGTCGGGTGATTCATTCACATTGGTTACAGTAATCGCCACCGCTTTAGTTACTGATGTTGTTCCATCCGATACTCGTACAATAATATCATATACATTTTTCGCGCCACTGTCAGCAGGTGCTTCAAAGTTTGGTGGAGCCTTAAATGTAACGTTTCCTGATGCATCAATGTTACATAATGATGCATCTACACCAGAGATGGAATAAGTTAATGTAGTATTAGCATCTGGGTCGGTAGCAATTACTGTGTATACGGTCGAAGTTGTATTTTCACTTGTACTCGCTGTTGCATCAGAGGATAATATGGCTGGTATTTCATTCACATTTGTTACTGTAATCGCCACCGCTTTAGTCGCCGATGTTATACCATCAGAAACCTGTACCACAATATCATATACATTATTCGCGTCACTATCAGTAGGAGCTTCAAAATTTGGCGGAGCCTTAAATGTAACGTTTCCTGATGCATCAATGTTACATAATGATGCATCTGTACCAGAGATGGAATAAGTTAGTGTAGTATTGGCATCTGGGTCGCTTGCAATTACTGTATACACGGTTGACGTAGTGTTTTCGGAAACACTAGCGGTTGTTCCAGAAGAGATGGTTGGTACTGTATTAATAATATTTGTAAAAGTTTGAAACCAATAATCACTATTTGTAACGGCGCCTATTTTTGTAGCCATTACTTTTACAGTATAACTACCTAGTGCCAATAAACTAGAAAATGATAATGCACCTGTAGAACTATTTACAGAAATACCTGAATAAGTAGCGGTTGTTGAACCTGATACAGTAACCGAACAAATATACCATGAATAACCACTACTATATGTGGTACCTGGACTTAAGCTAGTAATATTAATACCTGTAGAAGAGTCATATAAAGACGCGGTAAAAGAAGACAATCTAAAAGGCACACTTGTTGAATTTAAACTCACATCCGTCCATACGCCACCTGAAGTGATTAAAAAATTAGTAGATGTTGCTGTGCTGTCATACCATACATTTCCAGTAGCATTTCTTGCATAATAATTAGTAGGAGTTGGACCATTAAATATGTCTGCGAAAAGACCGTCATATGACGACAACGTAGGAACGGCTGTCAAAACATAACAATTACTTATAGCAGCACTTCCGTTTGGTCCTAGTATACCACCAGAACCATTACCTGCTGGCGTATAATGAGTCGAATAGCAAGCGGTTACAGATCCAGCACTATTACTACCTGCGATACCACCTGCATAATTCGATATCTGACCAACTGAATAACAATTCGTTATAGAGCCTGTACCAGTAATGCTAAAATAACGTCCTACTATACCACCACCTTCACGTGCTATTCTATTGGTTGAAAAACAATTACTAACATGTGCGGTACAATGATCACCTAAAATAAGACCACCACCACTCCAATTACCGCCGCCTGTTTGATATGTCATTGAGCTTGTTATCCAATAACTAGTATTCACACCTGCAGCAGCACCAGTATAAGTTGAATTACATTTTATCACATAATTATCACTCGTGCCTTTACCAAAATAAGGTCTACATATCCAACCTGCACCTGTTTTAATTGAGGTACTAACTGCTGTTGTTGACATTGCAATTGCCGCCATTTGACTATTTATACTGGTTACTTTCATATTTTTCACTGTAACATTTGATTTTGCATCATTATTATAAGTAATATTTCCACCTGTATAAACATAACCACCATTCTTAACCAAACCTAACCAATAATTTACATTATTAATATAAACTGTGTAATTACCACCATCGATTGTTTGATTATTATTACCTATAATAAAATACTGAGAACCATAAACTTCATTTAAGGACAAATCAGTAGTGAAACTTAAAGTTGCTCCTGAAGTGTCTAAAGTAACTGGCCAAGATGATACCGTCGACCATCCAGTCGAGTTGTCTTGCGAGTATAGAATATTCGCGCCAAGCTGCCGAAGATAAAACGTTGAACCATAAAGGGTCGTCATTCTATATATGTATCTATATATAGAATTTTTCAAAAATTTTAATTCAATATCCACCTTTATAAAAGGTGGAGCCAAAGATTATATACTTTTAGTGAAGGTTTTGCTACACTTCAGCGAAGCACCCTAGAAGCTGGATGGTGGTCTATTTCCGGTAAGCGTTCGAATATCCGCATCACGCTCCTCCTTCATTTTGCGTATGCAATCCTCCATGACTTGATTCGATGCATCCTCGCCTATTTTCTGTACTCCGCGAATCGTTGTATTGGTTTCTTCGCCTCCGTATTGTTGTATTTGACCATTAAATGCCGTATTCAAATCCATATAATTATGCATTTGACGCATACCCCCATTACCCTTGGCTTCTAAATCTTCTGGCGCCTGGTCTAAAAAACTATACTGGTCCGACACAATATCGCCAAAACCGCCTCCAAATGAAAAAGCCATGGGCTCCATATTATTTTGCGTCGCTTTTCTTACTTCCACTTCTTGTCGAGGCTTTAAATGTTCCAATATTTGTTCCCCATACAACACTTTATACCCTTGATTCAATAATAACAACGCTGGAACACGCGTAACATTCTCTGGCAATATTATTTTTTGACCATTTTCTAAAATGATAAACGTCTTATTATTCGCTTCTTTCACGCGCTTATCAATACAAATAAAATGTATATCATTTTGCGTGTTCGTTTTGGACAACATTTGTAAGTATTTTTTAGAAACTTCGCAGTATTTACTATAATATAAAATACAACTCATTTACTATATATTTATTTATTTGTAACTAGTATTTAACTTATTTTTTTGTCTTATTAAAAAAAAATGATTCACGTTTTCAATTTAAATATAATAATATATTAGACATTATGAATCCTAACCTTGAGACTTTTGATAACGGCGTAGACACTTTCGGTTTCACCCTTAGCGGCGTGAACGTAAGCTTAGCAAATGCCTTAAGAAGAACCGTTTTATCCGACATTCCCTTAGTGGTTTTTAGAACTTCGCCTAATGAACAAAACAAATGCAATATTATTGCCAATACCAGTCGGCTAAACAATGAAATTATAAAACAAAGATTAAGTTGTATTCCTATTCATATTAGAGATGTGCATGATTTTCCATTAAAAAATTACATCATGGAAGTAAATGTAGAAAATAATACGGATACTACCATGTATGTCACCAGCGAACACTTTACTATAAAGGATTTGGTTACTGGAAAGTCATTACCCCAAGACAAAGTTCGAGAAATTTTCCCAGCAGATGACATTACCGGCTATTTCATTGATTTTGTAAGATTACGTCCTCGCATTTCCGATGAAATACCAGGTGAACGATTGCATTTAACATGCGAGTTTGACATTAGCAGTGCAAAAGAAGACGGCATGTTTAATTCGGTGTCGACTTGTTCTTATGGATTTACGGGAGATTCCGCGGCCCAAGATGCCGAATTGGCACGAAAAATCCAAAAATGGAAAGACGAAGGGAAAAACGAAAAAGAAATTAAATTTGAGACGGAAAATTGGAAATTATTGGACGCCAAACGAATATTCAAAAAAGATAGTTTTGATTTTGGTATTCAGACCATAGGAGTTTATACGAATAATGAAATTGTTGATATGGCTTGTAAAATTTTGGTCGCGCGATTCAACGAATTAAATGCCACTATCGAAAAAGACGAACTAGAAATAAAAAATGCGGATAATACCATGGCCAATTGTTTTGATGTTATATTGGAAAACGAAGATTATACGATTGGAAAAGTAATAGAATATTTATTATATACCAAATTTTATGAAACAAATATGCTCACCTTTTGTGGTTTTAAGAAAATGCATCCACACGATAGTTATAGCATTATTCGTTTATCTTATAGAGACGCCGTGGAGAAATCCACCATCAAGGGTCATTTAAAAGAATGTAGTGACGATGCAATACAAATTTATACCAAACTTAGAAAGGATTTTACAAAATTCGTGAAAGGATAAATACTACTATACGTATTAGTTACATTATGTAATAATACTACATAATGTAGAGAAACAGTGTTTTTTATTGGATATAAAGGTCCATTCACGTGTAGTATTGATGAAGGAATCTGGGGAAGACTTTTTTGGGAAATATTTAGGTTAAATATTATTATTATAATAATATAAAAATAATATTATTATACTATTATACTAAATGCCAAAAACGGAAATTGATTATTCAAATACGGTTATTTACAAAATAACTTGTAAGGACCCGCTAGTTACTGATGTATATGTTGGTCATACTACAAATTTTGTGCAAAGAAAACATGGCCATAAACAGAGCTGTATAAATGAAAAATCTTGTAACTATAATTGCAAATTATACAAAGCAATAAGAGCAAATGGCGGTTGGGATAATTGGGTTATGGAAATAGTCGCATTTTTTAACTGTAATGACCATTATGAGGCAAGGATAAAAGAACAAGAGTATTTTACTTCATTAAATGCAACCTTAAATAGTTTAGAACCATTACCTAAACCAAAACCAAAACCAAAACCTATAGAGACACTAGAACCCATTTTGAAAACCGATCATTTTTGCGAAACCTGTAATGTAACCTTACAAAACCAAGAGTTATTAGAGGTACATAATCAAACAAAAAAGCATTGTAAAAAAGTGGTGGGTGTAGAAACGAAAAACGGTGATAAATTTTGTTGTGAAAAGTGTCATTATGAATGCTATAAAAAAAGCGATTTCAATAAACATTTATTGACACTGAAACATCAAACCATACAAGATAATACATTAAAAATCGCAAATACTCCTAATTTTGTTTGTAATTGTGGAAAAATATATAAACATTCATCTAGTCTTTATGCACACAAAAAAACATGTGTAATTATTAATAAAAACAATACCTCTAGTGATAATGAAAATACTCATGTCCATACGGACCAAAATTTTGAACAAAAAATAGATATATTTTATTTGGTTAAGTTTTTAATAAAAGAAAATAGTGAGATTAAACACATGATGATAGAACAACAAGGTAAAATGATGGAACAACAAAATATCATGATGAAAGCGATAGAATCAATGAGTTGCTCAGGGGATAACGTGATAGTGGATAAATCCATGTAGGACCTTTTTATGCTACATAATGTAGAAAACCCTCGTTTTTTATTGGATATAAAGGTCCCTTCACGTGTAGTATCGATGAAACATTTTGGGGAAGACTTTTTTGGGAAAATCGATTCTGGACATTTTTTTTGTCCAATTTTCAAAACCCAAAATACTTTATGCCAAAAATGTTTCTGAGACCATAATTGAATTTTATGCTCTGGTCGCTAAAAAAATATTTTTAATTTTGTGACGATATTTTTTTCTTTTTTAATTGCAAATATTTAGGAGATTTTTTTGTAAACATATTATATATTTACAAATGTTTACTCAAAAGTCTCAAAAATCGCAGAAAAATTTTGTTTGTGAAAAATGTGATTATTTTACATCTAAAAAAACGGATTTCAATAAACATTTATTGACACTGAAACACCTAAATAATGACACAATGTTTACAAATGTTGACGATGTGTCGCAAAAAGTCGCTAATGAAGAAAAATATAAATGTGTATGTAACAAGGAGTATTCGCATAGGCAAAGCTTGTATGTTCACAAAAAAACGTGTAGTTTTATACAGGATGAACCATGTACTGAATCGCCAGTTGAAGCAAATAATTCAAATTTGATTGAATATTTAATGAAGGAGAATTCTGAGTTAAAAAATATGATATTAGACGTCTGTAAAAATATGAATCTCCATAATACAAACAACAGTCACAATACGACAAACTCTCACAACAAAGCATTTAACTTGAATGTTTTCTTGAACGAGACCTGTAAAGATGCCATGAATATAAACGACTTTGTGGAATCTATCAAATTGCAAGTGAGCGACTTGGAAAATGTCGGCGAAGTGGGCTTTGTCGAAGGTATTTCCAATATTATTGTGAAAAACCTGAATGCACTTGATATCACCAAACGTCCTGTTCATTGTACCGACAAAAAGAGAGAAACTATTTACATTAAAGATGAAAATGTATGGGAAAAAGATGAATCCCAATGCAAAATGCGGCGGATGATAAAAAAGGTGGTTTCCAAGAACCAACGCTTAATACCAAAATTCAAGGAACAAAATCCAGAGTATAACAAATCATATTCCAAGGTTTCCGATAAATACAACAAGCTCATTATAGAATCCATGGGTGGTTCGGGTGATAATGATCTTGAAAAAGAGGATAAGATTATTCGAAATATTGTGAAAAACGTGGTGGTGGATAAATGCTTGTAAATACACGCTGCTCTATATATTTTCTATACTTTTACAAAAATTATAGAAAATAGTCTAATTATATGTATTTGGATAAGTCTACGATAAATAGTCTTTGAACAATTCAATTGTATTTTCCCCGGATTCTTTTACCTCTTTCTCCGAGCCCAAATCTAAATTCAACTCTGTTATATCAATATTGACAACATTTGCCTTATTTTTTAGTTCTCGCAACACATTTTTACCAATTTCCATTTCTATTCCACCACTCACGGCTGTTCCAGTTGACGGAATATAGCTTTTGTCCATACAATCCACGTCAAACGACAAAAATGCGAATTATATGTTGTAATCCGCCGCCACTGTATCGACAACTCTCTTCCGCATTTGATAATTCAAACAATACATCAAAAGCGACGGATGTAATTCATTCACGTATTTTTGCACAATAGTATTTGTCACAAACAATTTCTGTTCTCGAAGCTCATTCAAATATTTCTGATGAATATTATACATATGAGTTCTATATTGTTCAGAAAATTCCATCAACGGTTTTTCTTTTTTAATGTAACAAGAAATATAATTGCTGAATAATGTATTGGTAAATAAATGCACCTGGTCACGGAATCCTGAAAATTCGCGTTTGTGCTCCGGATAAAATTTCAAAAAAACGCCCACTTTGCCACTCTGTCTTAAAGACAAATATTGATATTGTAATTTCGGTTGATTGCCTCTCAAATTCCGCACTTGTTCATAAACAGGGTTTCTAATTTTCGCTCGTTCTCCGGTGCATTTGTTATGCAACACAACTCCCATAATATCATACGGCGTGTTCATAGACGCATAGTTCTCAATTAAATCCGAATATTTATCAAATTTATAAATTTTTGGAAACATCACCGTTGTATTGAGCGCAAAAAAGACGTCTCTAAAGTCCCGCGCATCGTACACATCTACATAAATATTATTTTCTTCGTTGTGAATAGAATAAACAGCTACCAAATATAATTGCGGCTTTTTAAATGGCACCACAATTCTATTTTCTGGATGTTGAACTACAAAACTATAACATTTGTCCTTTTCCAGATTATCTAAGATTAGGTCGTTTTCCTTGGCGGCTTCCAAAAACATTTCTCTAAATGTTCGTGCGCGCGGTCCCTTGTAAAAACTCGAGGTGGCGCCCACGGTATTACGTGTGGAAATTTCCCATCCGCCATCTACGCCAACGGATCCGTCCCAAAATACATTAATCATGGTACCTTCAATAAATTCTTCCGCTACAACACCGGTGGTCGTTTCCGAATATTTTTGAATAAATTGTTCACTTACGATTGATTTAGGCGGTGCAAATGCGACCACCTTATTACATGCATTTACTACGACTGATCTGCATAAACCATAACTAGGAATTAAGTCAATATTTAAAAAATTTTTGTCATAACGAATCACACGATAACTAGAATTATTAAATGTTCTGCACTCCACCTTGTTTAATTTTAGTACAGTTGGCATATTTTTATCATCCTCACTAATGATATTGTTAAACCCGGTAATGTTGGATAATATGTATCGTGCGCAAATCATTTATTAATATGTATAATCAAATAGTCTTTAACTATATTTTTTTAAAGAATTTTAGCTTAAGCAGAATTTCTATTCTAAATATAGAAACAAATGTAATCAAATATTGAAAACGAAGAGAAACAAGAAGATAAACAAAAAAATACGAGAGACGAAGAAAAACAAAAAGGGACGAACGAAGAGATGAATGAAGAGACGAATGAAGGGACAAATGAAGAGACGAACGAAGAGACGAACGAAGGGACAAATGAAGACACCAAAGAAGATGACATCAAAAATGCAAGACCCACGTCTGAAACGGAGTCCGATGATTCGAAACCTAAACTCAATGACACCATATTAGAACTTCAATTAGGCGATGTAATACATATTACCAACCCATTAAATGATGAATTAAACGACCAAACCTTTATTATTGATTATATAGACAAATCAAAGGTGTATCTTATTAATACAACGAGTATGACTCGTATTCGCCTTTCTATCACCCCAGATGGAACTCTTGGCGACGGTAATATAACACGTATAGCTATTTTAAGTAGAAGTGATAGCCCTAGTTACGCTCGACAAAACGAATTATTACCTGAAACATGGATAAATGTGTATTTTGGGGGCGATTTTCCAGTCATTATTACTGGTGAAATTACGAATTTAGAAAATGACATGATAGAAATAAAAACAGTGGATGGCGATGTCATTTACATTAATTTCGATTACAAGGGAATTCCTGATAATTTACCGATTGAAATGATTGAAATTCGAGAGAAACCGGTGGAGCCATTATCGAAAGAACAAAAAGACCAAGACCAACAACAAAAAGACCAACAACAAAAAGAAGAAAGCCCTGAAATCGAAGACATAAAAAAGGAAACCATCTTTGTCGACCCAGAGAAAATACAATTAAACGTTCCCATCAAAGATATCAAAGACCAATTGCGCGAATTTATTATCAAGGCCGACCAGGTAAAATTCGGCGATGAAGAATTTGGGCCCATTGTGCAATACGTGGATGTAAATGCCAAAAGTCAAAGATACAGTATTGAAACACAGGTAAGCGATTTATTAGATGAACTATTGTCTACGATTCCCAACTCCCAAAGAACATCCAGAGTTCTCAATAACATTCACATTATGAAAGAACGCTTCAAACAACTCAGAGAGCATTTTTCGTATTTCGATAAATATGGAAATGTAGAAGGGGCCATGGTGAAGGAAGCGACCTATAAGCCGTTATCCGAATATTTCGCCACATTCAAGTTAAACTTGTACTGGATTTTACCTGTTGTTAAAAACATCAAAAAGGTTTATGATGTGCAATATATAGACGAAGAAAACAACGATGTTGTTCAATTAGATTTAAACGCGGATATTAGGAATATTTTAGAATTAATTGAAAATTACAAATCAAATGATTTTCCGATTGACCAAAATAAATACGCGGCCCTGTATACCGAGTTAAATCCGTACTTGACCCCCTTCCAATTGGTCGGCGATGAAACAAGTGGACTGATTGACGAAAAACGCGTTCTTTTTGATGTCAACACAATCGTTGATAATTTGGAAGAAATGTATTCTTCTATTTTCACTGGTAAATCCATCCGCAATAGACGATTTGTCATTCAAAAATACAATACGTCGCTTACGAAATTGGATACAGTCGATTCAACTGGCGCAAAACTAGTAACTGTTCGAACAAATATATCCAATAACGATACCATGTCTATTAAATCATTTTTAACGTTGCCTGAACAAATTATAAGATTTTCAAAAATAAACCTTCCAGGAACCAGCATTTTAGATAAAGCAAATCTCAACTTGGCATTTTTAAATTATTGGCAATTACTAAAAAAGAAAACAAACGTCAATAATATTTTTGTGGATAGTTTCGAACAAGAACTGGAGTTTAATGAACAAAATTTCGCCAACAATATAAAGAATTTCGCTTTAAATTTAAGTGATGAAGATTCTAGAGGTATGCATAAAGCAGAAATATACAATAAATTCATTAAAACAATCATACCGAAAACAAAGATTTTATTTAATTTGATGAAAAAATACATCAAAGGAAAATTGTCTATTGTAGATGTCGTATCTTATTTGGAACCATTTTTAATATATACAGATGATTTAACCTTTATGCAATACAAAGAAATCGTCTCTTTTATAGACGAGCAAATCTCAAAATACAATAAAGACTTTGTGGAACGTTCGCGCATCTTCAAAATGATTGGGCAAAACAAAGCAAAACAAATGTTAGTGCATTCCAACGCATTTTCAATCATTGATATACTGAATAAAAACCTGCGCAACGAAGTTATACACGAAGGTTATGACATGTATAATCCAGAAACCACCTTTACGAACTCGGAAATTTTACGCAAATTAACCATCCGCGACAACACAAAGTTATACACCACGGCTCTTTCGGTGCAAAGTTTCCCATTAATGTTTCCGAGTGAGTTTTCGAATCTTTTCGAAGAAGAAAAGAACAAACTAGACGGTAAACTGAAAAAGGCCGACGAAGAAGACAAATGTAAAACCATTACGATTGCCAAATATTATACTTCGTTGGATGAATTACATGCGGACAGCGATAAAACCATTTATTTCGATAAAAAATACGACAAAACAAATTACGGCGTATTAGAAGAAGTGTATGGAAAAGAGGTGCTCACACTATCTTCCGAAGAATTGCGCGCGCATATTAGTAAAGATTTAATGCAAAAGAAAAGATTCACTGAGACTGAAGCGGAATACCATGCAAATACATTAATCGATGGCCACAAAAAAGTAATGGATGGGCAATTTGCGCTCTTGTATAAAGGTTATAATGAAAATATCGCCAATGAAGTAGATTATTATGTTCGCGCGAATAATAAATGGTTCTTGGATGAAGACTTGAATAAAGAAGCTCATAAAATCAACATAAACACCGACGAATCGTCCATTTTGTGTGATATGCAAAAACAATGTATAAATGTTCCAGGAAACGTCGACGACAAATGCGAAAGTGTTAAAACCGACGAACTGGGCTTACAAACCAAACTGCTCAAAGATGTAATTAGCGAATTTGATATGAAATATAAAATGTCCAAGGAAGAATTCCAAAAATCGGTTACCAATAAATTCAACTATTTTAAATCAATCATTGCGGTTCTCACCAAAATAGAAACGAATACTATGTTGAAATACAACAACCAAAAATATAAATTAGGAGCCGTTTCCGAAGAAGAACAAACGTTGAAACCTGTCTCGCCCTTTCAAGAATTATTGAATTTAATTTTAGGTCAAAAGGATTTTGTTAAAAAACAAAACGATATTGTGAAATTCACCAACACGTATACCAGAAAAGCATTGCCTGGCTTAGGTCCCTTGGGCGAAATGGAGAGCGCACACTGGTTATATTGTATTAAAACGCATGTTCCATTGTTGCCGTCCTTTAAATACGAATTAGCCGAATCCTTTGTGGTGGAAGGGCAATACGGTTATCGCGACCATTTGGAAATCGTCAAATCCAACATTGGCAAACAAAGTGACGACGGTGATTGGTGGTGTGATGAGCATAGTGGCTGGCCCATTTGTCCGACAAATTTCGATATCGAAGAAGGGTATGAAGAAGGATTCAAGGTCTCTAGTAGAGCCGTCATGGAAGAAGATGCTGGAAATAAAATTGTGTCTGGTTTGGCTGAAAAAACGGTCAAATATGATAGTCCGGATTCTCGTATGGTTAATAATATTATAAATACTCTCTCGGTTGCTATGGGTATACATGTCGAAACCCAAAAGGAGTTTATCATGAACTGTGTCTTGGATTCTATTCGAAACACGGTAGAATCCGAAATTGATTATAAGCAAATGGTAAGAGAAATGGCCGAAAAGGGCAAAAAAACCATGTCCTACAAGGACTTTTACAACACATCTCTTTTATATTATACATTGGGTATGTTCTTAATTGGGGTGCAAAGTGCAATACCGTCGATAAGAACTAGAAAAACGCATCCAGGGTGCGTGCGGTCTTTTCATGGCTACCCATTTGAAGGAACCGGCGATTTTAGTAGTTTGACTTATTTAGGTTGTGTGGCCTATGATATTAGAGAATCTGGCGAGCCATGGAATGTTTTAAAAGGGAAAAAACAAGACGCTATTATCAATAAAATAAAGAGTGTGATTAACGACGTATTATTAGCCATTCCTGATGTAAAGCGGAAATTTGAAGAGAAAACCGAATATTTATTGACGTCTCCTTCTACGGAAATTCCAGAAGAACATGATATTTCAAAATGGACACAGTTTTTGCCACCCTTGGTGAATTACAAGATGAAACATTTGGTGAATATTTCACCCGAATTTAAAAAAGCGTTAATGTCGGATTTACGTTCAGGTACGATTCAACAGAGAGAAAAATTGTTGGTGATTGATTCAAAAATCATACAATTCTCTCTATCCATTGTCGAGCGAATCCAGGAAATCGTAAAGAAACACCATTTACTGTTGCATAGTTCAGGCAATGAGCCTTATTTAGAAAACGCCTGTTGCGAGACGAAAGACAATGAAACGACGGTGAACTATTTCATATCCAAGGACCCCAGAATTGCCGAATACAACCAAATTGTTACCCAATTGTCGAATATGATGGACGATATTACTAGTTATTCGGAAGGCAGTTTATTTTACAGCAATATCAATACGAAAAACAAATACCCTTCTATTCACACGGAATTTAACGAAAAAACGATATATTTGGCCTTTATTTATTTCTGTAAATTCAAATCGCTAATCCCTATACCAGAAGATTTGCTACCATTGTGTAGTGATAAGCCAGACCCCACTCTAATAAACCCCAACGACTCGGTGGAGCGCATTATTCAGAAACTGAAAGACGATGGGCGAAATTATAAAAACGAACACTTTTTACGATTGCTTCAGGTGATTAGTCAACATAATATTATAAATATTAATGTAGACCAACAAGAGGTTTCTTCTATTACCAAATTAGCCAAAACAATTGAAGCGATTGATGATGAAAATGATGAAGTGTTGGAAAAATCGTTGAGAGAACTGATGAATAAATCCATGGACTCTTTTGATATTGCTACGGAAGAATATACCAAGGAAATAAAGGACTTGAATAATTTTTTGATTCGAAACATTGAAACGATGAAAGAAGAAGTGATTGATTTTGTCCAAAAAAACAAAGGGGCGAATACCACAAATAGTTCTGTGAGAAAAATGACCAAAACGATAGAGAACTTGTCGAAATGGGCCACGGATGAATCAACGAGACATGAAATTATGAAAATTTCCGACGACAAATTGTATAATATTGTGAATTTTTATAAGAATTTCATTGAAAATTTCGTAAATATTTTTCCAAATATAGTTTTAAACAAGGTGAATTATGGTGATGTGCATATTCCAGCTTATTATGGGTTTTCCGTTAGGCATTCATCGAAAATCAAAAAATGTATTGGCGACTATTATGAGAAGCTAAAACCATTTTATGGAGTGTCTACGTTGAACAATGTGTTAACCAATATACAACGCAGCGCAAAGAATTTAGTTAAAATAGCCAATTCAACCCCTAGTTTTACGAGTATCAAAATAAGCGAAGACAAAAGTATCAAACCAATATTTGACGAAAGAACGAGTCGATTCTTATTTGAGTATTATTTGTTACGTGTCTTTATTAATTATATTGAATTAGCGGATGACCCAGAAATGATTGTGGCTGAACTCCAAAAGGAAAATGAAACGGCGGATATTTTTACCATTGAATATTTGGAAGAAGTGGAAACCAAGATTGATTTTTCCGTCTCGTCTAGGGGTGAAAATGATACTAGAATATTATCTGGTAATCAAAAGCTATTGCGACAAAAAACGGCCGAATTGTTATTGGCGTTTATTGGCATTATGGATAATCAGAAAGACGCTATGGACACCTCCTACGAAGAAATCCAGGACCGCATATTCAAATTAAAAGAAACGGAAAAGAATTTAGTGACTGATAGATTGAAACGTATGACGGATGAGTTACGAGATGCGGACACGATTCTCAAAATCAACAAGCTCGGTATGTATAGTAAAGGCATGCAAAAGGGGTTAACCACGTTAGACAAGGATTTCTATGATGAAGAGCAATCCTTTCGAGATAAAATGACGCAGGCCGAGAGAAATATTCGTAAAAATAATGTGGATGCCAATGACGAAAACATTGATATTTTATTAGATGAGCATTTGGAACAGCAACGAGTAGAGGCGGAAATTGACGCAGAAGTATATGATATGGAGTATATGAATGAAGACTTCTTTAATGGAAATACGGATGGGGTTGGTGCACCAGAGGAGGAGGAAGACGATATCCACCTTTAAGAAAGGTGGAGCCAAATCCACTTTTGAAAAAGTGGAGCAAAACCCTTATCCACCTTTAGGAAAGGTGGAGCCAAACCCACATCCGCATCCACTGTAAAATGATTCCAAACCCTTCAATAAAAGTATAATAATCTTTGGCTCCACATATACTTTTAGAAAAAGTATAACAAATATACTTTTAGAAAAAGTATAACAAATATACTTTTAGAAAAAGTATAACAAATATACTTTTAGAAAAAGTATAACAAAAGTTTTGGCTCCACATATACTTTTAGAAAAAGTATAACAAATATACTTTTAGAAAAAGTATAACAAAAGTTTTGGCTCCACATATACTTTTAGAAAAAGTATAACAAAATTTTTGGTTAGTCTTTGGCTCCATTTGGCTCCACCTTTTCCAAAGGTGGATAAAGGTGGATAAGGATAAAAAAATTTGTTGGTAATTATATATAAGATAAAGATGAACAGAAACTATATTAGACAAAATATCACACTCATATCTATTATATTATTTATTATTATTTTTGGATTTATCCAAATAATGAAACCAGCATGTTTTTATAATAAAGACGGAAGTATTCGAGAATTTGGCATTGGCTACAAAAATAAAACAATTTTGCCTATTTGGTTATTATCTCTACTTTTAGGAATACTTTGTTATTTAGCGGTTATGTATTATATTGAATATCCTAGAATATTTTAGGATAACTGTGTTATTGAAAAAATAAATTTATTATTAAATTTATTTTTTTTAGCTCCAGTTGAGGATTGAACTCAAGACCTTTACATTACAAGTGTAATGCTCTACCAACTGAGCTACTGGAGCCTATATACGTGACCATTCATTAGTCACAATATAATAGCATATATGTCTTTATATTATTTATGCCTATAAATATTTACATAATTTCGTATTTAAAATGGAATAATCATTTAACTCGTAATCGTATACGTGGTGCTAGTCGCCAACTCCTTTTGCGCCTGTGCTTCCTTTTCCGCATCTAAAAATTTCTGATAATTCTGCTCCATTGTTTTTGGGTTATTTACGCAGCCTCTCGTTGTGATTTTAAGTTGCACAATCGACGTCAACAAAAGACCGGTATACATATACCACATGGATTCACCTACATTGTCTCTCGTCACCACCAATTCAAACAAATCATTCTTCATTTTCTTCGTTTCTTCATTCTCGGTTTGGTATTTTTCCTTCATTAATGGTTTTAAAATGTTCCAATAAGAGTCAAAATTGGATGGCACGATTTGATTAATTAATATGGCAGTGTTGCCACAAATTTTAATAATGGCATCCGCCGCACCTTGCATCGCCTCTTTTTGTTCAGGGGTCGCCGCCGTGTCGCCATCCATTTTTTTTTGAATATCAGGATTTATCAACAAATCCGTAATGATTTTATTCGCCGAACTAGACACCCAAAAATATCCCACCACGTCGGAGAATGCGCTCTTAAACCCTGGATACACGGTTAAAATCACGATTAAGACGCCAAAGAGTAAAGTCCACGGCAAAAAGGTAAAAACACCAGCCGCACCCATATTTTCCGTAACACTACCCCCACAAGTGGTAGAAATAATAGACGCGTTGACCATGAATTGAATGACCACCACCAATAAGAAATAAATAGCTAAATACATATATGAGTTGCTAATATATGCCTTATGTTTTTGAGGGTCACTCGACATTTCGTAAGTAAAACTAGGCTTTATTGCCAAATAATAAAATAATGTGGTTAATAAAAATGTTACAATATTTAGATAAGAACTAGCCATATAGATAATATGTATAATTTAATTTTTAATTTTAACTATATAATTTAGCCTACCCTAGAACTATTATGGATGTCAACCACTTCTCAAATCAAAGCGGAGACTGGCCTTCTCCTAAACCCCTTCTCACTGAGCCAGGAGTGAAATATTTTTTACATCAAACTCTAAAGCAATGTCATATGGTGAGAGATAATTTTCATAATATGGTATTTAACATTGGATTATTTATTGGTTTTCTCATTGTTTTAGGAGCAATCTTACTTTATAAATACAAGGGTAAATTGACACCTGTTGAAATGGAACAGAAAAACAAAGAGAAACAACAATATATATTATCCAAAATTCAAAAATTCCAACAAGCTAAAAGAATTGCTCATCAAGAACTAATAACTGGTTTGCCTGCTTGGGAAAGCGAATATGATATCATACACTCTAAACACTCGTATTGATTCTAGTGACACTTATTCATTTATTATTTGTTACTTTAGAGCAAACCAAACTTTTATGGTTCAAAGGTGGCAAAAATTATACAACATTATATTATATATATTATAATAATGGAGTTTGAAGCAGAATCAGAGACCACTACAAATTCATCAAATGAAAGAAATAATGGATTACCTAGTGTTAAAGAGGCATTAAACGATTATTTTAAAATGAAACTGGCTTACGAAACTCACCTAATGGAAAACAAAAAGAAAATTATGAATAACTTTCTATTAAGCAATCGAGAGAAACGAGCGGAGTTCCTGAAACTGAAACCAAAATGCATCAATTGTGGACGACCTGGTGGCACCAGATTTCAAACCACTTTTATTGCCGAATCCGATAACGAGGAAGCCTATAGGCAACATAGCGCCACCTGTGGTGTCATTGCGGACCCCTGCCCTTTACAAATAAAGATTCAACTTGGTAAAGTGGAATTATTACCTGAATTGTTGGATTCTCTCCAACACAGTATCAAGGAGAAAAAGGACAAAGTCATTGACAATAAAAATAAATTGTTGTTTGGGTATTTAAGCACCGAAGAAGTATTGGTCAAATTTGACGATTTAAAAGCTGATATTAATGATTATACTTCCTTATACGACGCTTATTTGGATACCTATCATTCTATCGTAGACAACGACCGAACCAAAGAAGAATTAGAAGAAACGACCACCAATATCTATATACAAATCAATCAAATCAAAGAATGCATAAAAAAAATGAACGATACCGATAATGTGCAATATGCGCGTGATGCAGTGAATATATACACCAATACGTTAGTCCCTCTTATGAATAAAAGTCGAGTGTTGAAATATGACGAAACGATGACGTGGCACAACGCGGATACCAATACCTGTAATTTAATGCAAAATAAAAATAGCATCCGAAGTTTATCGTATAGTAGTTTTCAAGATAGGGTAGTAGCATATAATGTTGGGGTACGACTAGAAAGCCAGCAACGTCCAATTGTCTTTGATGAAGTGGAAGCGGATGACGGAATACAAATCGAAGGGTGCCCAAGTAAAGGAAAAATGCCGCAACCATGTAAAACGAAAAAGGATTACTATAAACAGGCGCTACTTTTTCATCCAGATAAAAACCCTGCGTGTATAGATAATTCGACCGAAAAATTTAAAGAACTGGCGAGTGTGCCTGGATGTAAACAATTTGCAAAATAAATAAGGACCAAAAATAGAAATATAGAAAATATAAAAAATATAAAAAATATACAAAATATATAAATGTTATTAAACTATATTTCATTACCAGTCTTTTTAGTAAGTTTCGCCGTTGGACTCTTTTTTGTCTATATTTTAGGACCAGAAATGAAAAAAATATATGTCTATCCTAGCCCAGAAACCGTCGGCAAGGTTTTATTTAAGGACAAAGCCGATAATTGTTTTTATTTTAAAGAAGAAGTCGTAGACTGTCCTAGCGATGAATCCAAAATATCAACAATACCGATACAAACATAACACTTCCAGGATGTAAATGTCTAATTGTAGATAGACTATACAATTTTTGGATAAAAAGAAATGTATTATACATTATATTTACATAATATATACAATACTATAATGGCCATACATCTAGGAAAATTTGTTCATACCGAAAGAGGCAAAATAATCATGTCGGTTTTGTTGGGGTTCGGTTTGGCTTCATTATTTAGAACTGTTTGTAAAGATAAAAATTGTTTGTTGTTTTATGCACCACCTTTAGAACAAATTAAGGATAAAATATACAAAAACGATGATAAATGTGTAAAATACACCCCTGTTAGTGCCAAATGTAGCGCAAATGCCAAAATGGTTCATTTCGAGTAAATATCAATTCTTTTTGTTGTCTCTCTCTCTGTTGTTTGCGTAATTATTATAATCAATGAATCTTTACAATAATTATGAGTGATTCCACCAATATTTTAGACTTGCCTACCGACCCTGTTGGCGGGGGAAATATAAGTAATAATATATCATTAAATGCTTCGGAAAACATTGTTATACAAGGCCACCACCAAAACCAAAACCAAAACCTAGGAGACGGTGCAGCCCAAGGACTGACTTTAGACCAATCAACCATTAGTCAGATAGTATCTGGCCTTCAACAAGCCACGATTAGTGGCGCAACCCAATTACCCTCTAGAGATATACCAATGACTACCACCGGGCATAGTAACGACCCTCAAGTTCAACCCAATTATGTTCCTCCTCCTCCCAACAATATTGATTATATTAAAAATCACGAAGACACGAATGATATGATAGATGACTATAATAAAAAACGTAAACACTCGGATTCATTAGACGAAATGTATAATGAAATACAAACGCCGTTATTATTAGCCGTTTTATATTTTTTATTTCAGTTGCCGTTTTTTAGAAAATTCTTGTTTCGTTATTTACCAGTGCTTTTTTCGAATGACGGCAATCTCAATATAAATGGGTTTTTATTTACGAGTACACTCTTTGGACTATTGTTTTACTTGCTGAACAAAATTACGAATCATTTTGGCAGTTTCTGACGAAGACAAAATAATAATATTACAAACCATATAAATATTTGTTATTAAATATAATTATCTGTTATAGCGGATGCTAGATTTTTTATATACACTAACTACATCTTATGAAAATGTAATTAACATAGCGATATTTAATTATTTCAAAACCGGTAACCCTTTATATGACACGGTGATATCTACAATATTTATTAGTGTCATCGGTTATACAATTCATTATGTATATGAAAATAAATTGGATAAGATTTTAATAAAATTAACATTTGACGACATTAAAGGCTTTTTTTATAAAAAAAACACAATTATATTAGAAGGCAAACGGAGTACTGTTATGTCTAGCTTTTGTTATAATCAAAAAATTTCAACCATGTATAGTAATAGATTTAAAGCTATATTAGATTACATTATTTCAAATATTTATAAAATAGACACCGTTTTTAGAATTAAAGAAGCCCATAGTACTTGGCAATCGTCTCATGAAGGAGACAGAAGAAAAAATCTGGATGTCTTTATTGTTTATCAAAACAAACATTTTAAAATTGATGATAACATTTTTGTAAAAATAGAAACGTTACAAGACGATTTCAATGATGACAGAGAAAAAATAAATACCAAAACCGACAAAATAACCATATATATTTATTCATACATACATTCTGTAAATCATCTTAAGAATTATATAGATAATATCACCTATACATATTTATCAACCATTAAAGAAAATCGTGACAGCAAAAGGTTCATTTATTCTTTAGATAAAGTGCAAATAACGAACGATGAAACACGCCTCAATTGTTGGAGGGAGGACATTTTTGAAACTACTAGAACATTTAATAATATTTTCTTTGACGGAAAAAATGAACTAGTCTCAAAAATCGACTTTTTTTTAAAAAACGGGGAATGGTATTATGAAAAAGGCATTCCTTATTCTTTGGGAATAGGTTTACATGGACCACCGGGAACAGGTAAAACATCGTTTATAAAGGCACTTGCGAATTACACCAAACGGCATATTGTGGTTATGTCTTTAAAAACAATCAAGACGAAAAGACAATTGGAAGAATTTTTCTTTGAAAATAGATATAACGAAAATAATGAAATGAATAGTATAACATTTGATAAAAAAATTATTGTTTTTGAAGACATTGATTGCATTGGTGATATTATTTTAGATAGAAGTCGCCAAACTATAAATTCTGATAAAAAAATTATCGAAACAATTGAGAATCTCAGCGAAAATATTAAAATCAATGATGGTAACAAAATAGGAAATATTTTACAAAATATTTGTGAACTAAACGAAATTAAAAATGTAAACAACAGTTCTTCTAATGAAGAACCTATTACTTTAGATGATATTTTGAATTTATGGGATGGTATTCGAGAAACTCCTGGAAGAATATTAATTATTTCATCAAATCATTATCATAAATTGGACCCAGCTTTAATACGGCCTGGTAGAATTGATATTACTCATGAATTAAGCAATGCAAGTCATAATACGATTTCCGAAATATATTACCATTTATTCAGAACAAAAATGGATAAAAACTATTTAAAAAAAATAAACGAGTATTTTTATTCACCGGCAGAAATAATAAATATTTATGTTTCCAATAAAAATAATACTGATTTTGTAAAACGATTGATGAAAAATGAAAAAATATAAAACTCGTTTTATTATAGAATAGAAAAACAAATTCTATAATAAAATCAACCATGATAAATGACTATGTAATTAAATTAATCGACAATTTGCCTGACGATATTAAAAATGCGAAGGAGCCTATTCTCATAGATTTAGTGCTAGACGGAGGAGTGTTCAACGGCAGTTATTTAGTCGGAGCCCTATATTTTTTAAAAGAAATGGAAAAACGTAATTATATTAAAATTGACCGCATGTCTGGCTGCAGTGTGGGGGGCATCGTTGCACTATTGTATCACATGGACGCACTAGAATTGATGCATCAATTATACGAAATAGTTAATAAAGATTTTAGACAAACCTATAAATTGCAATTTGTGAAAGAACTTAAGAAATATTTGGCACACCGTATTCCTGATGACATCATGCAAAAGGTAAATCACAAACTATTTATCAGTTATCACAACATTAAAAAGGATTGTAAACAAGTGAAATCTACCTACAAAGATGTAGACGACCTCATACAAACCATCATAAAATCTTCGTATATTCCTTGCTTCATAGATGGTAATATTTTATATGAAAATAAATACATGGATGGTATTACACCTTATATTTTCAGTATAGAGCCGAATAAAAAGATATTGTATTTAGACTTGTATGGTTACGATAAAATCGGCAATTTATTTAATGTAAAGAACGAAAAGACGAACTTTCACCGCATCCTTTCTGGATTGTTGGACATACACTCTTTTTATATAAAACAAAGTTCGACGCAAATGTGTAGTTATGTAAATGATTGGTCACTCTCGCATAGTGGATTTAACTATTGCAAATTTTTAGTAGAGAGATGTTGCATTTATTTTACATATTTTTTAGTTTTTATGAAGGATAAAATACCTGAAGAGTGTAGGCAGAACATTTTATACAAAATATTATCAAAAATATCACAAGATATTTTTATCATAATACTCGAAAATTATTGTCTGTAAGGGGGCAAATTTAGAACAAAGAACAAAGAATATTGCGTATTCCATAAATTAAAAATGTATAACTTTTTATTATAATGGACCAAATTGATATAACGAGTGCCGAATTTTCGTTGGATATACATAATGCAAATAAATTGGTTTCGGAAACGATAGAGAATATGAGTGAAACTTTCTTACTAGATGAAGATTATTCGATGTATATGATAGGAATTATCGTGTTGCTTTTGGTAGGCGGCGTTTTTGCCTACACTTTTTACACCAAAAATATTTGTAAGCGCGTGACGTTTCAAGACAAATTAGAGTATTGTTATGGGCAAGGAACACCTTGTGACGACGGCAAAGCTTGCGACGGCAAAGCTTGCGACGGCAAAGCTTGCGACGGCAAAGCTTACGACGACGATATCGAATGCAATGGCGGCGTATGTCAGCGATTGTAAAAGAATTATGGTTTACGGTTACGTCTCGTTTTGCCGCCATAAATCGCCAATGGTTTCGTTTTTTTGGTTTTATGTTTCCGTTTTTTCTTATTGCCTGTTTTTCTCTCTTTTCTATCTTTCTTCTCTTTCTTCCCATTCGCGTCATCTGGTTTATAATTTAAAAACCACTCTTCAAATTCCTTTTTGTCTCCCTTTTGTTTCAACTCCTTATATTTTTCCGCTTTATGAGCACGCATCTCTTCTACGGATTCTTGATGCCCATAACACGTAATACTAAAACGACGCAACAAGCCCTTTTGTTCTAATCGATTTTTTTGCTGAACATCAAACAGGAATTTTGACATGCACAAGATGCGGTCTAAAAAATCATTATAATACGGTTTATCCGCATATAAAAACGCCAAATAAAAACTCAACATGGTATCAATGGTGGCTATTTTCACCTTTTGGCCTCCAATATTTAAATTATTATAGCTGTGACATGCAATCGGCTTGTATACAAATGCAATGGTATC